GTATTCCGTATGAAACGAACTTTATTCAACAATCAAAAGAAACTTACTTGCTCTGAAGTCGTGGACAGGTCATTTTATCTAGCGGGAGTTAAAAGAAAAGACAACGAATTTCTCTTCGATGTCACTCCTGAAGAATTAATACATAAATATCCACTAACTAGAGTGCTAAAAGACGGGGAATAACCTCGTCTTTTCTTATATTATAAGAGAGGTGATACAAATGGCAATGTCAGATGGTACAAATGTATTAAAGAAGATTGCATTCCAAGTAGGAAACAAATTCTTCCGCTTTGCTTTAAACCCTGAGAATATGACGTATGTACGACCACACCGTACAACTGTACTAAAAACAAAAAGTCGTATCATCGTTGAGGACTTCCAAAGTGACATCCCAACTTATACGATTAGTGGTACAACAGGATTCAACCCTACAGGTAGAGCGTCAGACCGAGGGATTGCTAAGATAAAAGAAATGAAAGCTTTCTTAGAAGATTATGCAGAGACAGGCGGTAACGGTAGAACTGCTGCTGAAGATTTTTACTTCCACAACTTCACTAACGATGAGAGCTTTGTAGTTCATCTATCTCCTGAAGGGGTTACCTACACGCAAGATGTTAACGCTCCATTACTATACCGATATGAAATCAAATTCGTTATTCTACGTAAATCTACTGATCCTGCGGACGATGATGTGGTACAACCTGAAATCGGAAACAGATATCCTTCTGTAAACCCAGGTGGTGGAAGTAGCGGTGGAGGGATGCCAAATGTAACTCCCCCTGGCGGAAGTACATGGATTCCTAGCCCGATTCTCCCTCCTTTAGGTGGAGCTATCGGAATGCCAAACCCTATCCTACCAGGTGGTGGCTCTAGCTCAGGCGGGGGTTCTAGTTCAGGTGGTAAAGGTAATGGGGGCTACGATCCTAGCTCAGGTAACGATGGGATATATAATAAAGATGAGGACGGTATTTATATTCCAGGTACAGGACGTAATCCTGTAAACCCACAAGCACCTTCCCCACTTTCATACCAATACGGAATGTCAGGGTTAGGGTTTAATATTGGGTACTACGGAAGGTGGTATTAAGAATGGTAATTAAGAAGCCGCTAGACCTTGTTAAATTCGTCTCTAACATCAATGTACTAAGTGATGGCACAATTCCATTCAATGTGTTAGACGACACGCAGCAATTCGTTTCTACGCTGTACAAGCCTGTGTATAGTTTGTCTTCTGTTGCTCGATTAACATTAGAAGACATTAACAGTGATAAGATTGAACTAATCAACGTAGAGCTAGACCCGAATACGATTGTAGCACAAGTGATGAAAAGTGACTTAGCGACATTCAATCCGAAAATCTATGTATTGATGGTAGCAGTGGTGCTAGAGTCATTTGCTTTGCTATACAGTATAGAAGCAGCTAGTACAAACCTTCAGTACGTATCTGCAAAGGACTTCCTACGAATTAAGGAAAACATTAACTACCTTGCAGACTACTTCGGTACACAGAAGAGGTACCGCAGCATGATCGAGACACTACGAAACATGCACATCTCATTCGGGTACATAGAAAATCAGGTTGACGTGATTATGAGCAACAACTGGACGGTGAGATAATGGTTAAATTCAGAAAGAGAATTGTAGCTTATGGAGATACAATGCAAGCGATCGCTCAACAAGAGTACGGGGACATGTCCCGATGGGTAGAGTTAGCTCGATTCAACAACCTACGTTACCCCTACATCGTAGATACGGTAGATGAAAAGATGCAGAACCCTGACCATCTAGTAACAATTGGTGACACGATAATGCTTCGAGTGTCAGAAGATACAGAAGCAGAATTGATTTCTATACTAAAGAGAACGAATGAGTTCGACCAGGAAGAAATCTATGCACTATCACTAGGTAAGGATTTAGACATCCTACCGTTACCTAAGAAGTTCGGGAGCCCTGGTTGGGACTCAGAGATACTAGAGCTGAAGGACGATGGGAAAGGGGACGTTAGAACGATTAGAGGGATTGAGAACTTAAAGCAATCTATCTATATTCGTCTAATCACTCCATTAGGTAGTTACCTGGGGCACCCTCGATATGGTTCTAGAATACATGAGTACATTGGTAAAAAGAACACAGAAGAGAATGCTGCATTACTAGCTATCGAAATCGAAAGAACAATCCGAACAGATGGTAGGGTACGAAATGTAGAAAAGCTAGGGCACGCAATTAAAGATAATACGTTTACAGCCGCATTCAAGGTTTACTCGATTGCGCTAGACGAAGCTTTTATCTTTGCAGTAAGAGCAGGGGAGTCAGGACGATTATTCCTGGATGATAACTTTTCGGACAACATCATAAGATAGGAGGTTTACACCTTGAGATATAAGCAAATGACGGAAATTTATTCAAGACTGGTAGACCACACAATTACGAATACAAGAAAGATCAATGACTTCTCAATTGGTAGTGCCATGAGAGCGTTGTATGAAGCTATTGCTACCGAGATAGAACAGTTCTATGTGTTAACAGAAGAGAACATACTGGAAGCCATTGCAGCAGGTGTGTATGCTTCATTCGGGTTTACAAGAAAGCAACCTCGTAAGTCCTACGGTAAAGTACAGATTGTTTTCCACAATGCGCTACAACAAACGGTAGCTCTACCAAGGGGTACACGTTTCACATCTAGTTCGTCTGATTATCTGAATACATACGAGACAACAGTAGACTACTACATCCCACAAGGAACTGTAACTGCTGAAGTACAAGTGTATTGCACGATCCCTGGGGAGATTGGAAACATCCCTGCAAACGTAATCGATATTATGATGACACCGTTAGCGAATATCAAAACAGTCAATAACGCACAAGCCTTCCAAACAGGACAGAACGAGGAGCCACTAGATGAATTGAAATCTAGATTCCGTTCTTACATTGAATCACTAAGTAAAGGTACAATACCTGCTATCGAGTATGGTACACGTTCGGTTCCTGAAGTAGCGGGTGTATGGATTGACGAGAAGACAGGTCTTATCGATGTTTACGCTCACGATCGAAACGGAGACTTGCCTGACGATGTTAGGGCTAAAATTATCGCAACATTGGAAAATTTCAGACCCGCAGGTATTCCTGTTAATGTTAAGCCCGTAGTCCGTAAGACAGTGAACGTAGATGTTAAAATAGTATTAACAAATAAAAATGCGATTACAAAAGCCTTCCAAGATAAAATCGTAGCTGAGATTTCAAGATACTTAAATAACATGCAGACATCTCAGAGTTTAATTCTATCTGATTTAACTAGTGTGATTAAGAGTCTTGACAAGCAGCTTATCTACGATATCACGTTTATTACTCCAACAGGTAACATCATTGTTGCAGGTAACGAGATTATTCGTGCAGGGACGGTTAAGGTAACTCTAGCATAGGAGGTACACAGAATGTCATTTCTAAAACATCTACATCCTGGTTGGAAGACCCGACTAGTAGATAAGACAGAAGCTAATGCTGCCATACTTGCTGCAATCGATGATGAGCTTAAGCTAACTGAAGCTGATGCTATTTCGAGTCGATTAGAAGAATCATTAGAGACTGCAACAGGACAATGGCTAGATGAATACGGAGATATATTCGGGGTTGTACGACAAGATAATGAAACTGATACTGTTTACAGAGCAAGAATCATTCAGTACATCTTATTAGACCGAGGTACAATCCCCGCTATTAAAAAAGCGATCCTAGCTTTCTTAGGAGACCCGAATACATACGTAAATATTTACGAACCATTCAACAACATATTCTTCTTGAATAAATCTAAGTTGAACAGTAAGGACTGCATCCTTGGGGAGTATTACACGAACGCAGTAATCGATATCTTCTTCGCTAATAACTTCCCGTATGCAGTTATCGATGTAGTTAAAAAGTTTAAGCCCGCAGGTGTAACAGTCTACCTAACGAGACAACCAAAAGCGTATAACCCTGCTGTAACAACGTTCAAAGTGAAGCAGGGCACAGTTCCTGTAGACGAAGCAATGAAAATGCAAGCAAATAGGGACAGCACATACGTGTCAATCGGAGAATCTGCTATAATTGGTTATAAGAG